CTACTCCCACGAGGCGGGCCGGGACATGACCATCTACGCCTCCGAGAGCGGCACCGTGGCCCACGACGTCCGCCAGTACTGCCTGGAGCGGGGCGACAACAAGATGATGCGGATCGCCCTCTGCGGGTACGAGGGCGAGGGTCACGAGGAACTGGAGAAGCACGGCTGGACGGTCGTCAAGTGGAAGAGTTCCGGCGGCTACGGGAACCGGACCGAGAAGGGCAAGGAAAACGCCCGGAAGGAGCGGATCTGGTTCAGCCCTCATTGCAACCAAAAGAAGATGGGGTTCCTCTACTAATGAGCGAGAACAACGGCGTCAGCGAGTGGTACAGGAAGCACCGGCCGAGGCTGTTCAAGCACGTCGTCGGCCAGGGCGAGGCCGCCGCCTCGCTCCAGAAGATGCTCAAGGAAGGCGTGCCCCACGCTCTCCTGCTGGCCGGCCCGAGCGGGACGGGCAAGACGACCTTGGCACGGATCATGAAGGCGAAGATGGGGTGCGACGACGCCGACTTCGCCGACCTGAACGCGGCCAGCGCCCGGGGCATCGACACCGTCCGGGAGATCGAGGCGTGCTGCCGCATGCGGCCGATGGCCGGGGCCTGCCGGATCTGGCTGATCGACGAGTGCCACAAACTGACGTCCGACGCCCAGACGGCCCTCCTCAAGGTCCTGGAGGACCCGCCCGGCCACGCCTACTTCTTCCTCGCCACTACTGACCCGGGGAAGCTCCTGAAGACGATCCTGACCCGCTGCACCGAGGTCAAGGTCCGCCCCCTGGACGCGGACGGGATCAGGGAGACCCTCGCCCGGGTCGCCGCCGCCGAGGGGGTGACGGTCCCCGAGTCGGTCATTGACGCCATCGCCCAGGCCGCCGACGGCAGCGCCCGCAAGGCGGTCAACCTCCTCCAGCAGGCGGCGGGGCTGGAGGAGAAGCAGGCCCTCCAGATCGTCCTGTCCCAGGACGTCAAGGAGGCGTCGGAGAGCCTGGCCAAGGTACTGTTCGACTTCAAGGCGACCCGGAAGGACAAGTGGGACCGGGTCCGCGCGATTTTGAAACAGGACGGGTTGGACCCGGAGGACGTCCGGCGGGGCGTCCTGGGTTACGCCCGGTCCGTCCTGCTCAACAGTCCGACCGGCCGCCGGGCCGACTTCGCCTACGACGTGATCTTCCTGTTCGAGGACTCGTTCTACAACTCCGGGGCAGCCGGGCTGGCCAAGTGCTGCTACGTGATCCTCGGAAAATAGAGTTGACTTCATAACATAACTTGTTAAGATTAAAACAATGAAGAGCAAGAGACAGGACCTGCGGCCGGACAAGTACCGGCTGGACGAGGAGTGGGAGGAGCAGGCCGATCTCATGAACGAGGCGGCCGAGGACGCCGCCAGGGCCAAGGCCGCCTTCAAGACCGCCGAGGCCGAGACGGAGCGGGTCAAGGCGGAGGTCAGCCTGCGGATCAGGAAGGACCCGAAAGCCTACGGGTTTGACAAGGTGACGGAGGAGCTGGTGAAGGCCCTGGCCGTCGTCCAGCCGGAGTACCGGGCGGCCGTGGCGGACGAGATCGAGAAGCAGCGGCGGGCGGACGAGGCGATCGGAAAGGTCCACGCCCTCCAGGGCCGGAAGCAGGCGCTGGAGGACCTCCGGTTCCTGTTCTCGATCGACTACTTTGCCCGGCCGAAGGAACTGGCGGCCAAGGGGGTCGCGAGCCGGGAGTACGACAGGAAGCGGGACCGGGGGGTGGCGTCGATCGGCAAGAAGGCGCCCGACCGTTCGGACGACTGACCATAACCAAGGGGACGAGGGATGATGAAGAAGAAAGAGATGAAGTACGCCTCGGCGAAACAGATCGCCGAGAAGCAGCAGCGGGGGTTCGACCTGACGACCCTGGACCTGCCGAGCGGGGTGTCCCTGTTCCAGTTCAAGGAGGAGAAGGTCTACCGACTGGCCGTGGTCCCGTTCAAGGCCAAGAAGGGCAACCCCAACTGCGACCCCGGGTACTACACCTGGGAGAGGACCTACTTCGCCCACGACGGCGTCGGCCCCGACAACCAGAAGTTCACCTGCCCGTACAAGCACAACGGGGGGCGGTGCCCGATCCACGACCACGCCGCCAAACTGAGGCGGCAGGGGGGCGACGCGGACCTGATCGACGCCCTGGAGAAGCCCAAGAAGCGCCAGGTCATCGCGGTCGTGGACCTGGACAACCGGGACAAGGGCGTCCAGTGCTACGAGGGGCCGTACTTCAACGGCCTCGGCATGATCATCGACAACAAGATCGACGGGTCCGACGAGGACTCGCCTTACCGGGGGTTCTTCACCCTGGACGGGATGATGAAGTTGTCGGTCAAGGTGAAGAAGGAAGGGTACTCCACCAAGGGAGGCAAGTCCGGCACGTTCATGAAGCCGGTGAACGTCGAGATGGAGCCCCTTGACCCGAAGGTCGTGGCCAAGGTCATCCCGGACGACCTGCCCGAGGTGGACGACTGGGTCAAGGCCCTCCCCTACGACGACTTGAAAAAGAAGTTCCTCCAGGAGGACGACGAGGGCGGGCCGTCCGGGGGGACCGACGACGAGGACGACGACAAGCCGGACCCGGACGACGGCGGGGAACCCGAGGGCCTGGAGAAGTGGATGAAGCCGGGAGCCTTCTGCACCTGGAAGGGGAAGGAGTGCAAGATCCTGGACGTCAAGTCCTCCGGCCTGGTCCTGGAGGACGACAACGAGGACGAGCACGAGGGCGTGCCCCCGTCCAGGGTCAAGAAGGTGGAGTTGGCCGACGACGAGGACTCGGACGACGACGGGGAGGAGGATGCCCAGGAGAAGAAGCCGTCCGGGAAGAAGCACCGGGACCCGGACGAGGACGAGGAAGAAGACGAAGATTCGGAGGACGAGGACTCCGACGGCGAAGAAGACGAGGAGGAGGAGGAAACCAAACCCGCCGCCAGGAAGCGGCGGAAGTGATCCACTGCAAGTGGCCTTGGGTTGTCTGTTGCTCGGGCGCATGGGCGACCCTCGGGCGGGGTAGGTCAAGCCCCCCACTTCGCGAGTCGGGCCTCGGTCGAATGGGCTTTTACCGAGCCTGACGGGGCGGGACTCGTTGTCCCGCCCCACTTTCTGGGGCCGTGGTGTAAGGATCGTCACCAGGGTAACACGCCGCCGGGATATGTCGGGATGACCACCCGAGAACGCCGGAGATGTAGGTTCGATTCCTACCGGCCCTACTGACAAGTCCCCGAAGAGGGTGATACGGTGTTCAACATCTTCGTCTACCACGACGGCGACTGGGTCCTGATCGCCACCTGCCGTGACCCGGACCTGTTCCGGACGTTCATGGAGCACGTCCCCGAAGCCTCCTACACCGCCTGGTGACGCCGTGAAGCCGCCGATCCTGAAGCTGTTGGAGGAGTACGTGGCCGCCTCGGTGGACCTGTCGTGGTACGGCAGTTACGACCGGGACGGCCAGAGGGAGGTGGAGGAGGCCCACCGCAAGGCCCGCAAGGACCTGTACGAGGCGCTGGGACTGGGGGACTTCCTGCCGAAGTCGAAGAGGAAGGCGGTGCGGTCGTGAGCAAAAAATCAATGAAGAAAGACGACCTGCCCGACGAATATGTGCCGACGTCCCTTCGGCCCGAGAAGCCGGAGCCCCGGGACCACGTCGAATACGCCGTCGGGTACGAGGAGAAGCCGGGGTCCTACGGCATGACGGACGGCCCGAGCCCGAGCCTCCAAGAAATGCTGGAGGTCGTCCCGGACGAGCCTAGGAAGTGGCCGTGCGTGGTCCGGTTCAACAAGGACGGTACGGACGAGATCCTCTACCGCTGGGACTGGAAGAAGGGGTGCTGGAAGCGGGGGTCGTCGGGAGGACCGAACTACCGATGAGCAAGAAAAAATCACCCCCGAGGGAGGCCGGCGGCCTGTCCACCGGCTGCACGACCCTGAACCTGGCCTGCTCCGGCGACCCGTCCTGGGGCATCCCCAAGGGGGTGTACGCCTTCTTCGTCGGGGACAGTTCGACCCGCAAGACCTGGATCGGCCACACGGTCCTCGCCGAGGCGTGCCTGAACCCGGAGTTCAAGGACCACGCCCTCGTCTACTTCGACGTCGAGCACGGCGTCCGCATGGACGTGAAGCAGTACTTCGGGAAGTTGGCCGAGAGGATCACTTACGAGCACCCCGGGTCCCTGGAGGCGTTCTACGACCGCTGCGACGAGGCGCTCGAGCAGTCCCCGTGCGTCCTGGTCCTCGACAGCATGGACGCCCTCGTCCCGGACGCCTACCTGGAGCAGGTCCGCAAGGAGCGCAAGGCACGCGCGGGCGGCAAGGAAGTTTCGGGGTCTTACGGCACGGACAAGGCGAGGGTCAACTCCTCCCGCCTCCGGGTCGTGACCAACGCCCTCCAGAGGAACGGGTCGGTCCTGGTCGTCATCAGCCAGACCAGGCAGAACATCGGCTGGACGGCCCAGAAGAACCCCAAGACCCGCGCCGGCGGGGACGCCCTCCGCTTTTACGCCCGGCTAGAGTTCTGGCTGTCGGTCCGGGACAAGGTCAAGAAGCGGGTCAAGGGCCAGGACCGGGTCATCGGCCACAAGATCCGGTTCAAGTGCGCCAAGAACCACGTCTCGGGGAAGGAGCACGACCACGTCGACGTGACCTTCTACCGCAAGACGGGCCTGGACGACGTCGGCAGCTGCATCGACTACCTGTGTGACGAGCACTGGTCCAGCACGGCCACGACCGTCAAGGCCCCCGAGTTCGACTTCTCCGGCGCCCGGGAGGACCTGGCCAAACTGGTCGAGGAGAAGGACTGGGAGGACGACCTCCGCACCCTGACGGCCGACGTCTGGCGGGCGATCGAGGCCGAGAGCGGGGTCACGCGGAAGAGGAGGTACGAGTAGCCGAGTATTCTGAAAGAACCGCGGCGCCGGAGCGATCCGTGGAAGCCGAAAGAACCGTCCCGTTTGAGTGATCCGAGCCTTCCGAAAGAACCGGGCCTTCGGAGTGATCCGAGGCCATCGAAAGAACCGCAGTCGCTGAGTGATCCGAGTGACATGACGGAAAACGACGTACCCGAGTGATCCGATTCAGCGGAAAGAACCGCGAGGTCTGAGTGATCCGTCGATGGCGAAAGAACCGTGCTGACCAAGTGAACCCGAACGAGAAGGAGTGG